TCAGCTTTCATTCTGACTTCCATACCTTTAATAAGACTACCAATATCTTCATCACCAAAACGTCTAGCAAATTCAATACGAAAACCCATTTTCTTAGAGTATTCTGTCATAATCTTTGGATCACGAATAAGAAAATCCATAACTTTCCACTCAGGTATATCAGTAACACGCATTAATAAATGCTTACCTTTACCAATACCTTCACCATAAGTATAAGGATCATCACCTTTTTCAAGAATAGTATCAACTATTTCTTCTGCATACTTTCTAGCATTTTGTCTACCTTTGATAGTTTTGCCAATACCAACATCTACATAACTACCTTGTGCTTCTTGCCATCTAGTAACTTTACCTTGCTCAATAAAATGTTCCATAAATATTCTAACAAGTTCTTCTTGTTTACTTGGATCTGCTATTAACATTTCTTTATTGTAGTACAACGGAAACTTATAGTTTGCTCTTGTTGGTTTATATTCTTCATAAAACTTAATCTTCTTTTTTAGTTGTGCAAAATTAAGTTTTAATATTTCTTTCATTACTGGGTCTTTTTCAGCAGTAATACGTTTAGGATAATCTTTTAATTCAGTTTCAAATTGTTTTACATTCGATTTAATTACAGTTCTATCATGGAATAAATTGCCATCTTGAGCTCGTTGATCTATATCTCGTAAAAAATCTTCAAGCCTTCTTATTGCTACTTTTTTAAACTCAGGAATATTATCATAATATTTTTTACTCCAAGCAGGATTGCCATTAAGTATAGATAAATCAATTATTTCTTGAGCAAACTCGTCATATGTAGGTGGCTTTGCATTCAAACCAGTAGCATGATTTACATATGTTTCTGTTTCCTGACCAAATCTTCTTTTCAAAGAAGTAGCTGTACTTCGATAATCTAAACCTGCAATAGTGCCAGTACCTTTTGTTTTAGTATAAAACTCATTTAACAACTTTCGCCACTCAACTTCAACTTGCAAACCTAATGCACCATATTGTGTCTGTGCCATATCAACTGATTGCACACCTTCACCCAAAAAGTTTTTCTTTAATGGAGTAACACCATTATATGCAACACCTGCATGAACTGCCCTTACATAATCAGGTGCTTCTTTGGCATCTTTACCATCACGATACAAATAACTTTGTATCCTTCGAGCAGGTATAAAATTATTTATAAAATTATATTTATCAAAAGCATTTTTAGCTAACCCTTCTTCACCCATATAATCTGCATACTTGCCTTTAATAGTATCAATATCTGTTTCATTTTTTAAAGGATTCTTTCTATTCTGTATTCTTGTTTTAATAGCACCAAATGAATTAGCTACACCTCTAGTTCCACCACCAAGCAGTCCACCAAAAACAGTATTAGCAGTTACATTACTTATTACTTCAGCAGGGGTATTAAATGGATCAAATGGTGCTCGAATCAACTCACTACCTACACCAAACAATGCACCCAACTTTGCTGTTTCTTTACCAACACCAAAAGCAGACTTAGCTGACCAAGCCGCCCTAACACCTACATTAAATACTGGTAACATAAAAGCTATGTTAAGTGGATCAAGAACACCTGCCACTAAAGAGCCACCAAAACCTGCTCTATCGTATATAGTTCTATTTTGCTCTATTGCTTTTATATCATTTAAAATATAATTGTAATGATCTAAGTTTTTTGATCTAGCTAATTCATCTGCATAAGCATAAGCATTATCTGCAACCATCTGTTGTTTGAAATCAAATGCAGGATCTTGCTCAATATCAGAATAATTATAATATTCTATTGTTCGATTTGTAAGTGGCAACCATTGATACTTTAATCCTGAAATCATTGACTCTGTAAATGTTGGATCAGCAGTACCTTCGTTATTTGCTAGACTTCTATAAATAGGTTTAAAGTTTATTTCGCTATCAGGAGTAAACTCTTTATTAAAATCTATTTGTCTAAATATAAGATCTGACATTATTTTCTTACTGCATTATATAATTGTTTTGCTTTTCGTTTAAAGAATGGTGTTCGTGCATCAGCATGAAATCCAAATAATTCTGCCCTATCAAAAACTCTATCTTCTGTTTGTCTTGATAATATGGTTCTACCAGTTACAAAGTTACCATCAAATATATTTTGATCGTCTTTTTCATAGTTATAAATTAAATGTGATCCTGCTCTTTGAAAATAAAAAGCTCTATGTTCAGGATTAGTTGTATTCAAAGCCTTAGTTATATTTCTCCAATATTCAACAAACTCACCCTCACCATATCCCATTTGATAAGCATGATCTAACATAGCCATCTGTTTTTCTACAGAAACCAAAGCAAAGTTAGGAAAATCTTTTACAAATTGTTTATAGTTTTCTGTCATCTTAGTAGTAAATATTGCATCTGATTCAGTCTTTTTAATAATAGTGCCATACTTTTCATCTATGGCTTCTGCTATTCTTTCAAGGCTCATATCAGTTTTCATTAGTTGTCTTATTTCTTTTATTGCTTGTTGACCTTTAGAACTTATCATAGCCATCTGTGCATCTGTAATAAACTTAACATTCAAACCTGCACCTAAAGATATAGTAGCATTTTTACCAGTGCCATCTACATAAGCTGTGCCATCATATCCTTCATGTCCTGCAACATATTTTACATTACGAACAAAATCATCTTGAACATTTATAGAATCACTTTCATCAAATACTTTTTCTAATTGATTTTTAGTTGCTTTCTTCAAAGATGGATCTCTTATAACTTCATCATATATAAACTTCCAAGCAGGATTTGTAGTGCCAGTATTTTGTAACTCAGGTAATTCTTGATTATTCAAAGTAACATTAGTATCTACACCTATAAGATCTAATAAATATGATATACCTTTTGCTATTGGACTTTCTCTTGGTGGTATATTTTCAGATACAAACTTTTGATCGTTTATTAAATTATTCATAGGATTATATCCTGCATCTTCTAATGCTTTATCAAGAGTAGGATTTACACCATAATATTGTTCTCCAAATCCTTTGACCATAGAAGGTGGTGGATTTGTATTATCTAATACATTTATAATATCTTTTATTTGTGGCTCAGTAATTGTGACACTATGATAGTTTTTTTCTAATATTCTTTTCTTAGTTTCATCAGCCATCATAGACATTTCAAAGTCTACATCAGCAGTATCTATTGTTATATATGTACCATACTGCGACATGATAGGTTGTTTTGTAATACTATCTGCAACAATAAATGACATACGACTTGCACCTTTATTTCTAGAGTCTGGTATTAATGCTACATTTTCTCCAATATTAAGTTGACGTTTGTTAGCAACAAGATCACCTGCTTCATTTTCTACATAGTTATTTTCAACATCTAATCTATTTTGCACATGACGTAAAAAGAACTTACGACTATTATCATCTTTATATTTATTAACATAGCTATGTGCATTATGTTCACCAAGCCTATTACCATATAAAGAAAAAACAACACCATCATCTATTTCCATAGTATTACGAAATGTATTATTCAAACTTGAAATAAATTTATCTTTATCTAATCGTACTACTGTACCATTTGCTGTAGATATTGTGCCTTTATATAATTTGTATCTAACATACTCTTTATAGTCACCATAAAACTCAGCAGGTATATCACTACTTTTTAATATACTTTCTATTATATCTTTAGCATCAGAGTTTTCATCTAAACCAAACTCAGAAGAATAAGATGATATAGCTTGATTCATATCCTTAATGGTTTGTGGCAAAGCAGTAGCTATTTCAAAAGCATCAACAATTCCATCTGCACCAACAATATCAACAATATCTTTTATATCATTAAATCTTTCATATGTTGCTTTGTACTTATTGGGGTATCTTCCATTACCTTTTGCATCATAGCCAATCTGATTCCAAAGATCATATATCCTAGAAGCCGCAACCTTTTTTGATTCTGCTGACATATTGCCAAATATTGCTAAAGGTCTGGTATTGGTAAATAGATTTTCTAATGTAGAAGGAAGTATTGTAGATCTTTTTAGATATCCAATTGTTTGTTCATATTTACCTTTAGGCATAGTAAGTAAACTATTAATATTTAGTTCTTCACCAATCTCCATAGAGATACCTTTATTTAATCCTTTACGATTATTTTCACTATCTATATGTACACCAAAACCTCTAGCCTGATTTTGAAACTCTGCAGATTCAATCATTTCTGCAAGATTTAAATTTTCTTTAGCGGCATCTCCTGCTCTATTACTTAAATATCTTGTAATATAATCTCTATCTGAATAACTAAAACCAAACTGTTTGTTTAAACCTGCTAGGTATTGCATATCTTGCATATTAATTTTATTATTACTTATTCTTAGATATGCCTCTTGTACTGGTGTAATCTTTCCAGTTTGGATAACGTTTTCCATAATTTTGATTGCTTTATCATCATTAGGGTTTTTATCTATGATTTGATTTAATATACCACTAGCACTATAAATTTTCATTTTACGTCTAATTTCATTTATAGCAGGTGCTTTCAAACCATGCTTTTTACCTTTTAATTGTGTAATAGCAGATTCAATATAATTGTTTGTTTCTTTTATATCTTCTTCTAAATCTTTAGCATCTTCTGCATCTTCGTATGATGTTATGTTTCGTAAATTATAATTAAGTGCTTCTAATGTTCTTACTTCATCTTCAATATTTATTTTTACATCTTCCATAGCTATACGTTCTTCTTCGTCAGCTACATCATTAAATATTTTATTACTATGATATACAGCTTGTTGTTCTATTTTAGAAAGAAAAGATGGTATAAAAGTTTCCATACCATTTTTTTTAAAACTATCTACATGACCTTTAATATAATCTTTAGCCGCATCATCAAATCCATCTTTGTCATATTGATAGGCTTGATGTAATGTATTGAATTTTTCTTTTGCAAGATTCATAAGTTTATTTGCATATCTTGCCTCAAGAACTGATCTTGCTTTTGCTTCTCCTACTTTAGAAAAATTACCTTTTTCAAACTTAAAATTACCATTGTCATCAATAATAGGTAATGTTTTTGCAGTTTCTATGTCTGTTTTAATGGCATCATTTTTAGCTTCAGTAAAAGCTATTGTTTGTAAAGTTTTTCCAAAATCAGCTATAGCATTACCTAGAGAAGTTGCACCTGTGTCAGCTTTAACTATACCAACTGGTTTATTTACAAATGTTGTTTGTTTTGATTTTATAAATTCTACCATGTTATGTAATACTCGCTTGATATCCTGCTGTAGCAAAAGAACTAAACATTTTATATCTATATGCTCTACTTAGATTTTTTGCTTTTAAAGTTGCCATTTGTTGTTGTTGTGAAAACTTAGAAAGATCTGCTCCTAGTTGTACATTTGCCCTAGCTATTGTGGTTGCATTATTTTCTTTTGCTTTTTCTCTTAATCTTTTCAATGACCTATCACTGCCTTCATCTCTACCCATAACACCTGCAAGACTTTGATTTGTATCTTTAAATGTTTGAAGTTGTGCCATAATTTGATTATGTTCTTGTAGTCCTTGTAGCTGTCTATACTTAGCCTGAGATTTAAGATTTCTTACAGTTAATGCACCTTCAGCTTTTGCACCTTTTGCGGCAGACATATATCCTACACCTTGAACCACAGCCGCCGCTATTAAATATGGATTTGCCATTAAAAAGCCACCTCTACTATCATTCCATTAATCTGTAAATCTAGAGGAAAAGACTGTGATACTATAACTCTAGGATCACGACTATATCCTAATAATCTAAACTCTTCTTTACCAGTCACAGCAGATCTTTCCATAAAGCCACCAGTTACAGTATCCGTTGTATTTCTTATAACTAAATCCCTTGTTGTTGATGTTGTGCTTGGTCCTTGCACACTTACAGCAAGTGTTGTGTTTAAATCTAATATGACTTTAGGTATTTGTCTAGGCTCACCAGTTAAAGGTCCACCTTGTATAGCGGCATCTATAGGTAAAGTTTTTAGTGTAGGTGTAAAAGCATATCCTATAAATGCCTGACTCAACCCACTCTTCACAGCACTAGCATCTATCTCTGCACTTGCAACTGTAAACTCTCCCAAAAAATCATTACCATTTGTTGCTTTTACCACAGCATTATTTGCAAAATGAGAACCTAAACTTCCAAAAACACTAGCACTACCACTAAATGTATTACAGAAATCCATAGGCATATCTGTTTGAAACTCTTCTAAAAAGAATTTAGTAGTGCCTGATCCATCATCTCTAGCACAAACAACAAACAATCTTTCATGCACTGAGCAGATACTATGCCACAATCCTTGTGTATCCCACAAACTCCACCCTGCTTTTTGATCTCCTCTTACAGAATAGAACACAGCTATAGTGCCATCATTATTTATAAGAAAAGCATATGACTCACTTCTATTCAAAGCACCTTTGATAGATGTTTGCTGAACTGGATCTAGTATAAGATGTGGTGCAAGACCTGATACAGCAACAGAAGTATAAGCACCTTCTGAGTCTGAGAATAAAAACTCTCTCATAGCACTACCAGTTTTCTGTATAAATAATGTAGCACCATCAAATACTGTAGGTCTAACAAAGCTAGATCCAAAAGGTGTCTGCCTTCTAATCTGTGCATTAGCAGGTGTGACTGGTTTATTAGCAACAGTAGGAATAAACAACTCAGCACCAGTAGTAAATATCTGTAGATCTCTATTAGATACTAAATGTCTTATAGAAAATATTTCACCAACATTAGCAGTTAGATCAAGAGCATCATTATCTTCTGCATCACCTATATCAAAGTTAAAAAACAATCCTGACTTACTACCCCATATACCATCAGGTTGTGCTAAAGTGCCACCAAACCAAAGTCTGTTTTGATGAAAGGTAACTGCCGCAGGATAACCACGAAGAGGTGAATAAGACATCTCACTAAACTCAGTAGTAGCCGCACCAGTAACAATACGAGGACTACCACCACCTATAGCACTAGATGTAGCAGTGGCACTACCACCTGCTGTAAATTCAAATGTGTTCTCATCAGGAACAGCAGTAATAGTTCTTGCACCATTTATATTACTGTTAGCTATACCACCTACTGCACCTGATCTTTCAAAGGTAACAGATGCTCCAGTAGCAAGACCATGCAATGCTTTAGTTACTCTAACTGTGCCACTGCCTTCAAATGTTTTTATACTATCTATTTCGAGTTGCTGTCTTAATGTACCACCTACAGTAGCAGTCACTTGTGTAGCACTTGTAAATCCAGTTACCCTACATCTTGTTTCACCTATCAATAGATCAGTACCCACATGACCAGATACAAAATAATCTGCTGATGTTGTAAGAGTAACACTACCAGTAGTGCCACTTGCAGTTATAGTCATACCTAATGGTTGAAAACTAAAGTATGGCTGAAAGATATCATTACCATCTCTTGATGTATCAAAGTTAAATGTGGATACTGCAAATGTGGTAAGACCAGTTCTTTCTAATATTCTAGTCTGAAATGTATTGTGACATATAAACATAAGATCACCTTGCTGTGCAAAAGTAATCTCTTCAAGATATGGATCTGATGTTGTGTTTACTAACCATGACTGTCCAGTAATTGCTTGTATAGATGACACAGTGCCATCAGTAGGACTAATCTGAAATATCTCTATTCTTGTATTGCTAAATGCTATTATATATTTTTCATCATCTGAAAATATAAATGGTTCTATTCTTACACTCTGCCTAAGACTAGCTAGTGCAGTAAATGCAGGATTACTACCAAAGTTTGCAATACGTTTTGTGCCAGTTCTTTTTTTCAAACCACCTTCTGATTTAATAAAAAAGTTTCTTACCTGCTCACCTGCATTAGTATATACTTTAGTATCTGTCCTAGATGTTAAAGAAGGACTTATCTCTCCAAACTGAAAGTTATTTAATGGCACTCTTACTCTAGCCATTTAACTTCTCCTATTAGAAATAAATCTTGATGTAACTAATTTTCTTGTAGTTTGTTGTTGTGCATCTATGTTTCTAGCTTTTGCCATAAGTTGATTAGCTTTTGTTTCCATCAACTGCATAAGTCTATCATCTCTAGCTATTGATGTAGCAAAGATAGATGCCAATGAATATTGCAATGCTAAAGAAAAATAAGATGGAAAGTCTACTTCATCTGCTCTAAATGTAAAGTCTGCTACTAAGGTATCTGATGATGTAGTATCACTAAATACTTTATCTCCATATACTGTAAACTCTATAAGATTATCATTTATAGTAATACCATGTAACACTAATAAATTACTAGGTAACTGATGTGCAATATCAAATCTGCCAGTAGGCACATCTGATAATTGATTGAGAACTGATTGCTCTGTAGCAAATCGCCATCTAGCTGTAGACAGCATGGCTCTTACTGTATCTTCATACATATTAGTTGCCACTAAAGCCTCAGTACTAGAAGAGTCAAATGAAGTAATAGGTTCTGCACCAATAAGAACTAAGGCTCTTGATGCTATATCTATTGCTGAATTTGCTCTTGTACTTGTCATATAAAGATAGGGGGATTGCTCCCCCTACTCCTAATCTCCGTCTGTTTCTGCTACAGCAGTTCCGTCTGAAACGTCAACCACTGATCCAGTATTGGATAAAACAGTACAGAAATGTGTTGTTGGTGTG